AAAGCATCGATCTCGTTATGAAGGGATAGGTACTCTCCCCTATCGCTGGTTCTAGCTATCTGCTTAGGATCCTTCTCTAGTTCGTCCCATGCGGCTTCGTCGCTAAGACCTCTTGAATGAGCCTGCTTCTTAAGCTGTAGGTAGTGGACAAGTTCGTGGTTAATTGTTCTGGATAGAATGTTTACTAGTTCATTTGCATCGAGTACTTCCTCTACGTCATACTCATCACACAATGTGCGCAGTTCTATACCAACGACATGCTTTCCATTCAGTGGTCCGGTATAAACACCGTGCATAAGCCAGTTGTTGGGATAGCCGGCGCTGTAGAGGCCAGTTGGTTTGAGATAATAAGTACTATCTCCTGTAGCTGTTATAACGAAGTCAAGTTCTGTTCCTAGATCCTCGGCTGCTTTGTTTAGGGCGTCTTCGAGGGCCCTGGTTGCAGGAGACTTAAGTAAACCGTTTCCCTTGTCTGTTACTTCACTTCTGTCTTCGTCTACATCGTTGTCTTTGTGTGGTTGCAGCCAAAATTTAGAATCTAGCATTGCTTGTTTAAGGCCGGTTTTGACTACATCTGGAAGTATTGAAGTTTCATTTAGGTACCTCCGCCAATTTTCAAATAGGAGTTTCACTTCTTGGATCTCTCGGCTAAACCTAGTGAGGTGGCCGCTACGCTTCCAGCAGATGATGCCCTCCTGCCGCGCTCAGAAGCGCCGGGGGCGCCTTTTTCTTTCCAGCCTTCTTCACCTGGCCGGCGGGGTTTTTCTCCAGAAGGGTGTGAGTAGAGGGTCATCAAGATTGCGTCTTTCTCTTCTTCTGGTACTTCTGCCCAGACATCTTCACCCCAAAGATCTTCCACATAGCGTATATAAGCTGCTGTATAATTAATTCCGATTATATCGTCTTTGGCGATAAGGCGCTGTAATTCTCCCAGGCTCATGTCTGAAGAATAACCAGGAGGAACATAGAGACCTTTCTCTGATATCTTTTTTGCGGTTTCTCCCTTAGTTTGGCCGATGCCCATAGAGGTATTTTTCAAACCAATATAACCCATTAAATCTCCGAGCGCTCGTGGATACATCCTTATGTATTCATCTATCAAAATGCCCATCACTAAGGATGGCCTAAGATCTTGCTGTCTTGCTGCAACGGATATATCGCCCGAGTATCTTTGAAGGTATTCCCAGGCTTCATTGGCAGCTTCATCATATTGAGATGGATCCCTATTTTCAATGTCGCCTTTGCCCCAGCCTCCCTTGGGTAAGCCAAAGACTTCTTCTAGCTCTTCGAAGGTGTTTTCTTCCCGAAGATACTCTCTCCAATTTTCAAATAATAGTTTCATACTATAAATAGTCTTGTTGTAAGCTTATTCTGATTCTTCTGTTGAACTAAAGGCATCGTCGATTGCCTGGATTGTTAGCAGGCCGCTCCACCCAGCTATAACCTCGGTGATCACCATATCTTTATTAATGATGTAAAAAGTTGGATAACTAGGAATGTTGTAACCACGAATAAAATCTCTATCTCCAGAGAGGACGATAGACTGCTCGTTGTATAACCCAAAGTGAGTAACCCAAGTATTCAAGTCTTCTGAAGTTGGGGTTTGGCCGGACATATTACTTGTTAATACTGTGATCCACACAATCTCATCTTCTGGATAAGACTCCAGAATAGTTTCTGAATAAAATGATGCTGTTTGGCACGGGCCGCACCACATAGCAGAAAAATCTAGCACAATAACTTTTTCGTGATGTTCCCACACTGTGTTGATGTTTGCTTCTTTATCCTCGAACTCAAAATCACAAGCGACTTCTTCGATTGCTCCGCCACATTCATCAGAGGTAAAGCTGCTTAACCTTGGTGTGCAGCAAGAAAGTGCAGAGACTAGTAAAAATAAAAATTTGGACATTTAAATATCCTCCTTATTATAAGTAGGCTGCAACTTAAAAGTTGTGTCCATCCTTGAGATTTCTTAATTGTTCTCGATCGAAGTTCCAGTCAGTTGTTGTTCTCTCTATCATAAGGATTTCCCTTTCAAGATACCATTTTGCTTTTTTCAAGTCAAACAATGGGTCTCCGGCTTTGGCCTCTGCCCTGGTTACATGCTTTGTAACATTGTTTAAATTATAATTTAACTCGGTGGGGATACCTTCCTCCTCTTGGGTGGCGACTTCTTCATAACAAGGTAATTGATCACAGCTTACTTCTTTCATCTCGAATTCTCCTTTGGCTATAGGGTCGGCTTATTAGCATTAACTTTTCTAAAATAGAAAAATGTAATTTCAAATATAATAACATTCATCAAGATGCATGAAAACTTTAAATTAGGAATGTATTTATTCGAACTTCCCACGCTAGAGGAGAAGAGTCCGATAATAAATAGTTTATCTTTATTCCTTTTCTTGAAAAAAGATAAAAGAACTCTTAAGCTTTTTTTGCCCAGACGTAGTTTCATTCTAGTTCTCTTCTTCGGGGTCTAAAACTGCATTTTCTAAGAAAACAGATTTTCCTCTAGCAGTGGCGTATTCTTCTATTGCTAGTCTTACCACTTTCTCAAATCGCGAGGTGCTCCAGCGTTTGAGGCCCTGACTTTCAAGAAACCATTTCTTAAAGTCTTCGTCGTATTGAAAGTCAACGGTGCAGGTGTTGTCTTCGTTGTCGGTAATTTTTACTACGAATAAAGAGGTAGTTTTGTCAGACATCAGGTGCCCAGAATCCCTACGACGTGGTTCTCTAGAATAAGAGAAATAACCTCGCCTTCTACTTCGATGTCTTCGATCATCTGCGACAGGACTAGGGCGCTTTGGCCTCTTTGGAAGGAGGGCTTTGTGTCTGGTGATAACTCAATAATTTCGACTACCTCATGAGTATTCTTTGGAGGCTCGTATCCCTCTGGAAGCACAAGGCCCAAATTGTCGATTGCCTCTTCGGTTGTTGGTCTTCTCTGAATTCTTAAATATCTGTTTCTTGGTATGAATGTTGTCATTACTCTTCTCTCCTTGGCTTGTTCTATAAATATAACACATTGTTCAAATTTGTCAAGTAATTATCCACATTTACTGAATCCGCAAGACTTGCAGGTTACGCACCCTTCCATATAAATTAGGGTATCTTCTGCATTACAGCTTTCACAGGTCTTATCACTGGAACATTCTCCATCTTCGATATATTGTTTTAGTACCCTCGAAATACATCTTACGAAGCTAAACATATCGCTGTTCTTGTCTTTGAGTAGCTGTTCCACAGTATATTTGATGGATGCTCCGTGACGTAAAGATAGAGAGATAAGACGCGTCGTAGCTGAGTGGTTTGGATTATCAAAGACGTTTACGATATCCCTTACTGCTCCACTATCTCCATTGTTACCGAATACAAGATCATACCTTCCATTTCTGGACTTATACGATGTTTTTTCAATTCTTCCTGCAACATACTTTTTGGGGATCTCGACAAGATTAGAAAGGCCGCCAAAAACCTCATATGGCTTGTTGTCCATTAGTCCAATGAGAATAATCCACCGTTCTCCCTGTATTGTTGTATGATGAATATCACATTCTAAAGCCTCGGGGCGCTTAGGGGCAGAGTGCTGTGGGAAGGTGGTGACCTCTTCCCTTTCATTTGCTAGTAAGACGCCCGCACGAGAGCCATCGCGATAAATAGTGAAACCTTTGCAGCCGGCTTTCCAGGCTCTAAAATATACATCAGAAACAAGCTCTTGCGTGGCTTCTGCTGGAAGATTGCAGGTTTTTGAGATAGCATGACAAACCCACTTTTGGGCTGCTGCTTGTAAGTCAACAGAGGCTTCCCAGTTAATGTCATTTGAGGTTGCTTTGTGATATGGCGAATTCTCAATACCGGATTTTCCAGAGACAGTCATCCATTTTCGATAATTGTGATGATACACATCATATTCCTGCCACCTGTCGCCCAAATCATCAACATAGTCGACCACGGAGTCTGGTTCTGTGCTGTCTAGCTTGCGACGGCGCTTGTACTCTAATAGGAATGCTGGTTCAATTCCAGAGGTGGTTTGAGTGAGGATTGAAACGCTTCCAGCAGGGGCTGTTGTAGTGAGGGCGATGTTTCTGCGGCCGTGCTTATAGTAGAGGTCTTTTAGCTCGTCATCCGAGTTGATTACACGCTCGATAAAGGGGTTAGAACGCTCCTTATCAAAGGAAAAGGCTGGGAATGCTCCCCTTTCCTTGGCGAGCATACAGGACGCTTTATAGGCGTTTATGGCTATGGTTTTGTAGAGTTTTTCGACGAACTTGATAGAATCACCTGAGCCATATTGAATTCCAAGTGCAGCGAGAGTGTCACCTAGACCTGTTTGGCCTAAGCCTGTGCGGCGGGCTCGAATACAGTTATCTCTAAATGTCTGCCATAAGTCTATTTCTGTTTGTTTGGATTCTTGACTTTCTGGGTCTCTCTTAATCTTTGCCAAGATACGATCAATACACTCTACCTCAATATCGATGATATCATCCATAAGCCTTTGGGCCTTTTGGACTACTTGGCCGAACTTCTTCCACTGAAACGAAGGATTTGGTGTAAATGCGTTGTTGACGAAGCCAAAAGTGTTCACTAGCATTAAGCGACATGAATCGGTGCCCATGGCGATCTCGCCACAATTCTTGATACAAATCCCAGATGAGTTAGTAAAGTTCTCGTCCTTATGAGAGGTTATAACATGATAGTTGTTGTTATCATCAACTGTCAAGTTATATACATCTCTATAGCCAGCGCTCTCGACTGATACAACCTTATGATTGTTGATGACTAGATTCCTAAAGTTATCCCAATTCTCAAAACGAAACTTGTTGGATATTGTCTGGGGATAACCATTCTTTTTGGCATATTTTTGCCACGATCTAACACTAAACTTGCCTTCTTTCAGATATAGATCCCTGGCTGCTTCCAGAATCTGTTCGTTGCTGTGTCCAGTAAATTTAGGATTTGATTCTCCTGGATGGGAAGCAAACTTAAATTTCCAGATATCTGTCATCCGGTGATAGGGGTTGTTTTTGCCTCTCATTAGTCGTGCATGCAACTCTCGGTGGTCTTCGTGCAGCATAGTCTCTAGATTATCGATATTGTCATTAAAGGAATTGTAATCGCGATGATGTATCGCGTAAGTCTTAGGATCAACCTGTCCTTTATAAAACTCGTGAATAAGTCGGTATTGGCGCCGGTTGCGACAAATTCCACCGGTCATCTTTTTCCCTGTTTGGGATATTTGTCGATAATTATTTGAATTAAAGCTGTTAAACGGAAAGATAGAATCTCCGAACTGTAGATCTCTAATTTCGGTGTATGTGCCGTTCTTCAAGAGTACCTTGTGACCAGGAGTGGCTATTAAGCTGCTGCCGTCATCAAGGGTAAGTTTGCAAACTTCAGCTTTTTCTCCAGTTTTTCTAGGATTTCTGGCCATCTTAATTTGTACTTGTCCGCTCTCTGTATCAGTAGAATATACCGGAACATCAGCGCCCTGCTCTGCCAGATCCTGTATTTTTACAGCATTTCTACCGTCTGCTACTGCTATTAAGGTTTCTCCTATAACACAAGGATTTGTTGATGTTGTCCTAAATTCCTCGTATGCGTCAGATGGAGTATTTGTTATTACGTTGTCCCAAAACAGAATTCCAGGTTCTGCCGACTGGTGTGCTGAATCTACGATTTCATCCCAGAGTTCTTTTGCAGAAACCATTTTCCTTACTTTTGGAGTCTCCGAATCAACGGGGAAACGAAGCTCAAACTCTGTATCGTTGTCTACTGCATTCATAAACTCGTCAGATACTCTAATGGAGATATTTGCGCCTGTGACTTTCCTGAGATCTCGCTTTATATTGACAAAAGTGTGGATATCTGGGTGATGAACGGAGATTGTGAGCATCAGTGCTCCTCTTCGTCCATTTTGCGCTACTTCTCTACAGGAGTTTGAGAAGCGCTCCATAAATACACCAATTCCGTCAGTAGTTCTTGCGGCGTTTTTGGTGGGCTGGCCATGGGGCCGAATCTTGGAAATATCAAAGCCGATGCCTCCTCGTCTTTTGGCTATTTGAACTAGTTGCTGATCTGTTTTAAGGATGCCGCCGTAAGAGTCCTCTGGAGGATCAATAACATAGCAGTTTCCTACAGTTTGTAAGTAAAAGGGGTTTCCTACGGTGCTCATAGGGGATCCCTGCGGGACTATTTGTTTGAAGTTTGCAAATAATCCTAAGATTTCCTCTTCGCTCATTGGGTTGGGGTATTTTTGTTCTATTCTCGCAAACTCTTTTGCAAGACGCTCGTGCATATCTGCTGGTGTCTGTTCTAAATAATTTCCGTCTAGATCTCGGAGAGCATACTTACTCATCCATACATTTGTGGCCAGTTCATCGCCATCAAAGTATTGTAAGGTTTTTTCCCTTACCTCTTGTTCATTTTTTTGGTTCATCTTTCTTCTTCCCATTCTTTTTGTATTTTTTATACATCGATGATAATTTCTCTTCTTGCCTCTTTTTCGCGTTGTCTTGGACATCTCCAATACTTTCGCCTGTAGAGGGGCGAATGTCGATGTATACTTTGGAGTAGTCAATAATAGCTGGATATATAATTCCGTCTGGTCCGTTTCTATTTTTCGCAATATAGAATTTCCCCGAATTGATTTCTTTCTCTTCTAGGGTTCTCGAAATAGAGAAAATGAAGTCTGCGACGAAACACTTGTTAAATGCTTCTGAAATAACCTCCATTGTGATTAAGTCAGAATTAACGCCGCTCCTATTTGTCTGAGAGGCCGTCACTACGGTGCATTTATTAATCTGTGCCAGTGCTCGTAACTCCTCATAAGTAGATTCCAACTGATGGCGCCTTTCTTTGAGATTTATCCTTTGAGTCAGTAAATCTGCATAATCTACAATGATCATATCTGGTTTTATCTTTTTTCTAGAAAGCTTATCCAGATGTGCTTTAATCGTTTCCACCGAAGCGCTCTTTGTTGGGTACTCTTTAATAATTAGTCTGCCCAAATCATCTTCTTGAATTCTTTCATAAATTTGTTCTTTAAATGTCCACCTGTCCCTAAGCAGCACTCCGGTCAAGCAAGAATCAAAGCGGGCGCCAACTACTGTGTCCGCTAATTCTAAAGTATAATATACAACGTTCTTGCCCTCCTTAATGGCTTGAGTTGCTACATGGACGAGGCATTGGCTTTTTCCGCCGCCTGTTGCAGCAATCACAACTGCTAGTTCCCCTTGGCCGAAGCCTCCTTGGGTTATTTTATCAATTTCATCCCAGCCTGTCGTTATCGGATTTCTACTTTTAACCTCGAACCTTTTCTCAAAGTCTAGGATGAAGTCGTGTCCATAGTCGCTATCAATGCCCAGGTTGGCGGCGCTGGTAATAATACTGACAACTTCTTCAAAAGAGGACTCCTCCAGCAGAGGAATCGACTTTAACATCGCCTCTTTAAGTTTTTGTTTTTTGCAAAAATCTAAGGCGGTTTTTTTGACGTATTCAGCATCATCATTTTCAAAACGTGAGATCCTGGCGTAAAAGTCTCTAATTTGTTTTTTGATCGTATCTGATTGATTGCTGAGTTTTGTTCTGATCAGCGATTTCATCACACTATCGCTAGGCTGTGTTTTGAACTCCTCGCGGTATAATTGGATGAGAGAAATGAAGGCCTGGAGATATTTTTGTTCGAAGAAGTTCATATCTAGAACTTCGAACATTTGATCAGCGAACGGGCGATCTATTAAAATGAGATGACAAAGAGACTCTTGAAATTCTTTACCGAAACGGCTGAAGTCGTCTCTTTTGGTGGTACTCATTAAATTCTCCAGTGAGATATATAGTATAACACGCTAGGTGATATAAATCAACATATTATTTGCTTTTTTGTACAATATTTTTAAAAACGGCGAATAACTCGTTTAAGTTGAGTTGTCCGAAACCGTCGTTATGCATCATTAATAGCATTTCTGTTTTATTAAATTCTGGAGCGAATTCTTCAAGGGCGTAATCAATCTTTTGTTTTGCCTGGACGGACATCGCTGGAGAATAAAGTTGCATGATGGTATAGTTCTCCTCGATTAGTTCCTTGCTCTCTAAAATGTTGTGATGAGCCTTCAGTGGATTCTCTTCTTGCTCGCAAGCTGTATATAAGTCTTCAAATAGGACATCTCTATCCTCTGAGAAGAATGAAAACCTCTTTTGAATAGTGCCTAAGCCAACTCCCTTTACTCCAACTAGATTATCCGACTTATCTCCGTCTACGGCGCGAGCTAAAGCAAAGTTTCTTGGGTGGATTCCATATTCTTCAATAATTGTTTTCTGAGTAACAACTACCGGAGGAGAATTCTTAGTTGGTGGGGGTCTGTAGACTACCGTAGTGTCATTACAAAGCTGAAAGAAGTCCTTATCTGACGATACAATAACTTTCTGATAATCTTCATAAATTTGGTGTCTCGCAGCATATGCAATAACGTCATCAGCCTCGATATTGTCTAGCATGAGATTGATAGTGGGAGTAGAGTCCAAAAGTTCGGCCAGTTGAACTCTTTGCCAGATCATATTTTTTTCCAATTGCTCTGGAGTCAAATTAACTGAAGGTCGATTAAACCGCAATGGCTTACGACCTTGTTTGTAGTTCTTATTAATTTTCCTGCGCTTTTGTGAACCGCCTTCACCATCCCAAATAAGAACGATCTCATCTGGACAGATTTCTCTACAAAGCTTCTGAAGACTTTTAATGAAGCCCTTGTATCCCCCGATTGGTGGTCCGTTGTCGGACATGCTGGGATCTACCAAGTAGGACCGAAAATATATATTTGTTGAATCTACTATCATTACTCTTTTCATAGTTTTATAACTCCCATTTCTTCTTCGCTAATTGTATAATAAACTTTTTTGATGCCAGCATTTTTAAGGGCCCTCTGACACATGGGGCATGGTTCTGAAAGACGAAACTCGCCTTGATTATTGACTCTTGCGACATACAGGGTTGATCCTGTAGTTTTGCTTCTATCAATGTTATGAATGCATCCAACTTCTGCGTGTTTCGTAGCTATGCCTCGATCTCTACGACGAAACCTTGCTACCCATTGCTTAAGTTGGTTCTCATTATTAGAGAAAGAAATGACGCTGCCCCCTTTGACCAGGACAGCGCCATGTCTTTGTTGGACATAGGTTTTGTTCTTGCTAGCTACCTTTGCAGCCAGCGAAAGATACCTCCGATGTCGCGCTGTGATTTCCATTACCCAATCTCAATTTCAACTTGGGGTTCTGGTGCCGTGTCGTCATCATCGTAGAAGGATGATGCGCTACCTTCACGGCGATCAAATTTGTATATAATCTCTTCATCCATTATGTCGTAAACTCTTTGTCGGAAAGCTGGAATTTTCAGCTTCTCGGTCCATGTGCGTCCTTGGAACTTTTCTTTGGTTCCATCAGCAAAGATTAGGCTATACCAAGCGCCGGACTGTTCAATCGAGTCGGTATGCTTAACTGCATCCAAGAGGCTTTCGTCATCTTGAATCCCAACTTCTGCTCCCCACAGAATTCTAAAGTTGCAGGCCCTGTTCTGTGTTCCGAACCTAGATTTCTCAATCCTAACTTTGACCTCTGAGCCAATCTGGAACCCATTCTCGTCTAGTACCCTTGACGACTTAGCTCTGCGACCTGTTAGCCAAATTCGTAATGAATAGGCATAGATGAGAGCCTTGCCGCCAGGGGTAACATAGGGACGGGTGAGTGCCTCGGAAGGCGAGCGGGTGATATTAGTCTTAAGTTGGTTTAAGATTAGCAGGGTTGAATTTGAATTTGCAATGGGGATTGTCAACTTTGACATCGCCTTTGCTAGAATACGAGCCTTCACAGCCATTGATGATTGAGGATTAAAGTCGCCCTCTACATCGCTGATAGCTGGAGTTAGGGCTAGCGAGTCCCAGATGAAAAGAAACTGTTCTCCTGTTCCTAGTAGCTCTTCGATGCTCTCCAAGACTTGTTCTACAGAGGTTGCTTGTACATAGATGAAGTCTGTTAAGTCTACTCCACCCTTTTCCAAGAACTCTGGACTCATAGCAGATTCAGAATCAAAGTAAACTGCACGGATGCCCTTCTTCTGAGCATTGGCTGCAATTTGACAAGCCATAAAAGATTTGCCCGTTGCTTCAAGTCCTGCAATCTCAACAACTTTGCCCACAGGGATTCCTGCTAGTTGTCCACGGCAGATGATTGAGTCTAGCCAGCGTGAGCCGGTTGGGATCCAATCTTTTACTTCTGTTGGGTTATCCTCTTTTAGATCATGGGCTACGTTGATCCCAGCCTTCTTGTTTAGTCGGGATCTCAAGTCGGCAGCGGATAGCTTGCCTGCTCGGTTTTCTTTCTTTGATCTTGCCATTATATTGTCCTGTGTAAAAGTGCGGCAGACTATGACCGGTCTGCCAGCGGTTGTTAAAGTATACCCTTCGGGCAGACTCTTATCTTATTCCTTGCGTGTTAAGACATGCGCTAGCACACCAACAGCTACAAGGCCAACAAGACCCTCGCTACCAAGCTGATTCGTTAGATCCACAATTGAACCTACAACGTCAACCTTGAGGAAGGGAACAGTTGCGCCAAAAAGAATTTGAGCAACGACACCTAGACCAAGTAATGAAATACCTGCTTCGGTGAGGTCACGTAGAACTCCTGTTGACTTCTTTAACAATTCCATGGCTCCCATGGTTTTCTCCTTTATTAACCCCGTTTTGAAATGGGGCAAGGCATCCATAAACCCATGCCTTCCTGTGGTTTTGGGCATTAACTACCCCACAAGATCACTGAAGGCTTGGTCAACTGCATTTCCAGTTGTCTCCACCTCAATGTCTGTATCTTCGACGGATGTGCCGTTCAGGCTCGAAACAAATCCGTTAAAAATTTGCTCCATGTCTTCTGGCGACTTACGCACGAAAATAGTATCGAAATCTGGAACAGATTCGAGCAATTCAGCACACTTGTCTTCTCCTCCGAGATTTTCATCACATAACGGGCCGGTACGGCGCCGAGGTGTGAGTGCAGTCTTCGGATAAGTTGCCCCAGGTGGCTTCCCATATTGTAGCGTCAAGTCAGTTCCGTCTTCTACATCAGTGATATCACCGTACTCCTCGTTGAGAACCAATTGAAGAAGCGCAGTGTATGCCTCCTTACCAAAGCCCCAAACTCGGACTCCCTCTGCTTCCTCTCCACGTACCAATACTGGTGTGAAGAAACGCTGTCGGGGTGATAGATCCTTAGCCAGTTGGCTGGTGTCGGGATCCTGAGACTTGTTATAATCCTTCCAAAGTTGATCCTTAAACTCGCAAATTGGACAATGCTCGTGAAAGTTCTTGTTGGGACATAACACGCCACCTCGATGATTATCACCAAGGTTGTAGTGAAACCAGTAATCCTTGAAGGGATCACCGTCAGCAGTTGGGACAATACGAATGTCCTGTGTGCCATCCTGTGGACGCCAAAATGCGGTCCTGCCGCCCTTGCCGTTGCGATTTACATCGCCTAGTCGTTCCTTAATTTTAGTTAAATCAAGTGCCATTTTTTATTCTCTCCTTTTAAATTGTTGTTGTTAGTATTATTAATGTTGAATGTGTGGTGTGTGTTTTAAAATGTATTTATAATCTTTGTCGTATTCTGTTGAGTGTACCTCAAATGAAAAAACTTTTGTATCTTCTTTCTTATTTGATTTAATCTCCTTTCTTATTTCGTTTAGTAGTTTTGGGTTTTTGTCGATCTTCTCTTTGTTAATAGCATAAATATAACCTACTTCTCTCACGTTGTCAAGGGAAAAGAACATCTTTTCTTTATTTAATTTGCCCTCGGAAATTCCGATTGTTGATATGCGGCTAGTTTCCGCTGTTTTCCCGAGATCTCCGTGAAGAGCCTTATTGTTCGTATAAATATTGATCATGTGAATGGAGTGTACAATTGTCTCATTGATAGTCTCATAGTATTTTGATAGTGGGATGCCGCCGAGGACTCCCTCAACAACTGGATTAGAGACAAGATAGATTCTCTCGAATACTCCTGAGCGGGTGTATTCTTGAAGCACATTTCTTACTACTCTTTCTGCCTTTCTCTGGGGTTCTGTGAGAATATCTAGATCGGGCTGGATATATAGAATGGTAATGCTGCCCTTGCTCTTGAGATGAGCCAAGATGGCCAGAGATGCACAAGAGGCCTTTCCTGCTCCTGCCAGAATAAACAAAGTATCGTCTTTCTTCATTCTCGGAAATACTGATTTTAGCTTAAGGGCGCTGTCTTCTGCTTCCTCGTGAGTTGTATAAGAGGGCAAAGGAAGACTTCGTGGAGCTTTCTCTAAATCGGCGTCAATCTTATATACATTGTATTGAGGATATTTCTCAAACTCTGTAGCTACTGCAACGCCTGCCTTTCCTAGTCCTATAATATTCATAACTATAATATAGCCTATTTGTTATAACTTGTCAAGGGTTTCATATCAAAAAAGTTCTTGCCTGCGGAAGAACCTACTTTGAACCTGCCTAATTCGGTATCAGAAAAAACATCAATAATCTCTGGAATGAGATTTGTCTCCTTTGCGCTAAAATCGAGGATGAGAGCGTCGTGAAGAGGGAAGGCAATGTGAGTCTTTTTATCTTGTAGGAAGTTATTAACTTTGATCATTTGTCGTAGAAATAGATCAGAGGTCGTTGATTGGATGATATACGACATTGCATGAAACTCGTCTGATGGGATAACTCTGGACCAAAAGGTTGTCACTTGGCCCTGAGTGGAGTACTTTTGTCTCACCGAGTCTCTTTCATAGGCACGAGAAGATAAGTAGTCTTTACTGTCTGGGTTATATAGCCAAGCGAAGATTCTCTTTTTTGCTTCCTCGCGAGTTATTAATCCTCTGTAAACGTTCTTCACATTCCACTCATGAATATCAATCTCTGGCTGTTCCTTCCCTGCGAGAGCAAGTAAGACTCTTAATTCTGCTGCATTATAATCGATCTCCACAAAGAAGTCGTTTGTTGGCTTTATTGTCTTTCGTAGCTGTTTGTGCATTGTAAGAGCAGGGAACGATCCTTTATGAGTTGATAGCCTTCCTGTCTTTGTTCCGAAGATGTCAAAATCACAATATTTAGAGAACTTCTTCGCTTGAATATTTTTAATAAATTTTCTGTTTTTTGTCTCGGCTATTTCAGTAGGGGTTAGGGCTCCTAAATTGATGTTTAGTTGTTGTGTTCCGATCTTACCAACCACTTGCAATAAATCGCATAAAAACTCATAGTTATGCGGCTTCTCATAGCTCGCAAAAACATGTTGACAGATACTATCCTTCAAAGCACAGAACTCAAGAAGGAACTCCATCGGGACCAAATCAAAGAAACAGTTCTTATTGAGGTCTATGCCCGTTTGTGAGAGCGAACGGAGAAAGCCCCTCATCCTGGTTAAGCAAGTTTCTAAGGCGCCTTCTAGGTGCTCTGGACACGCTTCATTGAGGGTTTTACCGCCACTATATAAATAGGCGTACTGGATATCTCTGTCTCCGAGAATTTCAGAGTAATCCCAGGTGTGTGTGAGGTGTAGTTTATCGTCTATTTCGGAATGTAATTCTCCGTCTGTGACGATTCCTACACATTCTCGCTTATTATCGAGTGTTTGAAAAAGCAATGATGCTCCTAGTAAGTGCGGTTATTAAACTGCCTCACTACTAACATAACATATTCATCGAAGTTGTCAAATGGTTTTTCAACATTTCTGTAAAAAGATTTCTGTAAAGCATAATTGAAGGATCCTTCCTCCATCTCATAATCATTGAAATATCTATCTATGTATCTCAACGTTTCTCTTGTGTTTCTCATGTGGCTGGCATTCTTGGTTATTTGTTCTATTTTAGAGTCGGGGAACCAGTCTTCTCGTTCTTTATTCCGGAGTTTGGTGTATAGATCAATCCATTCTGATTCTGGAACAGTTTCTTCAACATTATCTAGCAGTGGTTGTCTATTATATACCTTTGTACAATAAGAGGCCTCGCCGGTTCTTGTAACCTCGTTGATTGAGGGCTTTGTATCAACTAGCAAATTGTATGTTTGAGCGCATAAGCCTTTGAGGGAGTCAAAATCCTTGAAACAGGCTTGTTCTGTATAGAAGTTAAAATAGCTTCCTACTGATCCTACTCCTCCTAGCCTCGCAGACATATAAAGCGCCATTGGTTTTGAACTTAGGTTTGCAACTAGGCGCCAGGGTGCGTTCTTATCGATGTAGAAGCCATATTTGCTTGCGGCGTTTATGAAGAATTCAAAACATGCAGAATCTATTATCTCAATTTTTGCTTTATCGGATCCGTAACTCAAATCTGCTATTTCAAAGGATATTCCGGTATGTGGTAAGTAGGTTTTCTTGCTGGTCATGACGCTCGATAGGAGAACTGGAAAGTCTTTTGCTGTGAGTGGCAAGAATGATGAAAAGACATCATAGAAGCCTCGGAAAGTTAAACTAGCCTTATCTGCTGCTGGATTTCTCATGATTGCATCAACCGTTGCTTTTTTAACCTTCTCAAAGGTCTTATTGTATATTGCTGCCGGATTAGTATAACCTTTTACCGCCTTAAAGTCTGAAAAGTGAGGTATTCCTTGTGGGATTCTATTCTCTGAAACTGCAAATTGAAACTCTAACTGTAGTTGTCTATAGGCATCTGCTACAAAGTCCAATAAATAAACATCTTGCTCAATTCTTTCTAACTTATTCGGAGATGCAATCACAGAGGAATATTTTTTATTAACCCTCCCATAAAATATGTTTTCGAATCTCCAAAAGTCTTTTATTACACTTATTTCAGAGCTATTGGGCATTGCATACAAATCGTAGGTTAGCTGGTTGACGTATGTGTCAAAAGAAGAGCCTCCGGCAGAGTCAAAATTAACGTAACTTGGTCTTAGTTTTTTAAACATTATTGGTCTTCCACCTCGTCGATTGGGAAGGCGGCAGCGGCTACGTCGGCGTCGTTAGAACTATTAATGCCTGTTGTAACCTGGGTTATCGTCATACCATCTTGGCCCGTAGATTCCCATATTGCCTTTATCGTTGTTGTGAAGGAGGAAGCTTCAACCGATGACCTCACATCCGCTATAGTATAATATCCTCCCAATCCCAAGACGCCGGCTATAGAATTCGCATCTGAGGGATTACCGATTTTGTGTCCCATTCCCATGGGATCAATATATACCTTTTGTCCTGGCCAGAAAACAATATTTCCAACAGTAGTGATACTAGCATTATACATTGTTGATAATTCGGTGAGAGGATTTAGGGCGTCTCTACTAAATTTAGCTTCTCGTAAGCCTGGTACATCGTTTTTAGTAAATTGGATTTGTTTAACAATTCCACGGTCTCTGCCATATCTGAGATGGTGTACTCCAGATGAGGCATCGGCACTTGGATCTCCTCGGAGGCTTCGGATCTTTGAGTCTTCCGCATAAATTATTATAATGCTATGAAGCTTTGTTCCTTCGGACTCTGATTGGTTAAAATTCGCAGTCGCAGAGCTTGGGATAGATATATAATTATCCGCATGTGTTCCCTCAAGGGCCGATCGGCCAGAAGTTTGGGAAAGAGTTGCGAATGGCAGCGCTTTCTGGATCTCTCTTCTTCCTGTTAGGGAAGTTGTTTTTAAAACAACATTCAGTTTTTCTGTTTCTCCGCACTGTTCTCTAAGAGAATAAATTACGAGTTCTCTCATAATATCTCTTGCAAATTGGGTAAATGGGTAAATGTCTATTCCTCTTCCTACGACTTTGTGTGCGAACCAGTCTTTAAACAACGTTGTAGAAATTGGGATTTGAGCAAGATTATAATTCGTCGCGGTACATTCGCTTTGTTCTGATGAATCGATAAGTGGAAGACTTCCTAAAATGAGTTTTGTGTTTTTTAATTGCTCATAAAATTCTTTATTTTTCCCCAATGCTATCGTTGCGTGCTTTCTGGCCTTATCGCACTCATCACCAGTTAAGCCGACATTTCTTGCCTTACCTCCAGTACCAAAAAATTTTTCAAGAACGCTGTCTTCGGCTGATGGTGCGATACAAGATCTTTCAAAAATAGTATCCAGCAAATCGCCCAAGAAAAAGAACGAAAAATGATATTCAGATCCGATCTCGATGTCTTTCTCTTCGTCTTTTGTGGACTCTTCTTCGGACTCTTCTGGGGGGATTTCCAGATCCTGATGGGTTTGGGTGGGGTTGACGGCTCCCGCCAGCCCACCTTTGATATCAAAGTCTGTATAAAATTGGTTCATATGATTGAAATCCGGTACCACCCCTTTATTAATAAAGTCTACCATATCTTTAGATTTGAGGTGTGAATAAAATATTTGATTTTTATCGGACATGTCCCTGATAATGCTTGAGAAGGCTTCTCTCTTAAAATCAGCATTGTGTTCTTCCATCTCTTTATTAAACTCTTCAAGTTTGTCTTTTTTTGTCTCGTCCTCACTGCCGGTGGAGGGGCCTGTGGCGTAATTCTTTATGATTTTGTAGATTTCTCTTTCTAGTTTAAATTTTGGTGTTGCCAGGGCATCCGCTACATGTTTAGACAACATTTCTTCGGCTCTTCCTCGATAAGTTATTGTTAATGTGAATGTCCCATCTTGAGAAAAATTAAAAGTATGATCAATTAGGGTCAAATATAGAGATAAGTTTTGGGCTTTTATCGCCTTTTTATCGTCAACGCTGAGAGCGGTCGAGTTATCTGCTGCTTTCCAACCCACTAATGCTTTAAGCTCGTAATATTCTAAATTTAGCGCTCTATCTAAGCTTGACGCTTTAGCTCGGCTGTTACAGGAAATATCATTTTCTTCAGGCTTCTTAGTAGAGTCTTCCTCCTCTTTTCTATCTAAACTAGGAGGGCGCTTCAATAGTTTTATTAAATTGTTATTTAGATTTTTATCGAATATCTGATCAAGAGATTGGAAATAGATAGATAGTTCGGCCTGGATATCGTTTCTTTTTGTTCTCGGATTTGAGCCGATTAGATCCCAACTAAAAGACTTAATTCCGTAATCTCCCCTTCCGATGTTTGTTCCACCAAAAACTTGAGTGTTCTGTGGAAACATTATCTGTTCTAAATTTGTTGGAGACGACATATCTGCTGTACCATCGGCCTTTCTCTTATAATTTATGGCGTATAATTCTATTCTTGGGAGAAGATTAGAATATTTATCATTCTTCATATTAAGAAATGTGGAGGAGCCGGGAACTGCTGTTAGTTGGTTTATAAGAGTAGATGGTTGTTCTGAATCAATAAAAAATGATTTTTTTCTCTTTGGATATACTTCTTTTGGATTATCGGAATAACTATTGAGAAACCCACCTTTGTGAAATCTAGCTAGACTATTCATTTTTTTATTTAAAAGGCATTGTTCGCTCCACGTTCTTGAGGCTCCAAAGCCTGCGGGGTCGGTGGTGCTGTCTTCTATATTAGAAATGCTTTTCGCAATCTTTTCTAGCATTTCGGGATCATTGGTTTTTGCGAGTTGGTCGACAGCCTGGTGTTTTCGGAACGAGGTCTTTTTGAACACGTCCTCAAGCAATTCGTCGCTACGTGCTCTGAGAGTCTCCACAACTAGGGGGTTTATTAAAAATAACCAAGCTATTAAATCTCTTGAAGTTGGTGGGCCCGCGACCTTAATTTCTCTTAGAAGAATATCAATACCCGTGATTTTACCCGTAGAAGAATTATAATCGAGTATACAGGAATCGTCGTTACCATCTCGGATCCTATAATACCAATTATAAAAAGCTCCGTCAAAAGGTTTCCTAAACTTAGTAAAAACCTTTCCAGAATCAGATACTGTGAAATTCGTTGCATCAGGGAAATTAGAGCCGGCTTGAGACGCAAACCGGCTTGAGGCTGGAAGGGATTCCTCCACTGCTTCTCTAATGTAGTCGTGTGCCTCCAATAACTTTTCGTCAATTATAGCGGCCTTATTATAGTGGATATCCATCGAGGTAAACACAGAGACATGATTTAAAAATTCTGGTCCTTCAATTGGATATTTTGTAAGATATTGTTGCCATTGTGATTCAGTTTTGTAAATTGTAGATAAAGAGAATTGGTTGCCAGAAGAAGGAAAAACTACCAGAATGGAGCCCCAGGATTTTCTTAGTCGTTCATCCGTCCAATAGCGACTATTGTTATATTTACCTCCTCCTTGGCAATTTTTGGTTTTACCACCCATCTCTAGTCCCTCACATTGTTGCTATAATAACTCAAAATTCTCTCAAACGGAAGGGGGATGTAGACTACATCTCCTAGCTTAAAATGAGATTCTGTTGGCTTATTGTTATACCAAGCTATTAGCCACCAGTATTCAGCATCACCATAGTACTTTTCTGATAGTTTATATAATCTAGTTCCTGTTTTCCAAATCTGGGTATCATATTCTATTGCTACTGCTTGTTGGTTAGTAAGGGGAGCTACATTTGAAGTTGTATATTGCTGGATTTTCTTTATACCTCGATTATCAAATAGCTCTTTGTATAAGAGTGATTTGTTTAGTTTTATGCCTCTGTTGTTGTATCTATTACTCATTTTTTCTCTTTCCAAAGAATTTAGCAAACTTACTCTGTTTTACCGGGGCTGGTGTGGATGCTAGCAACTCGTCGTATTCTCTTAACCGTCGTTCAGTATCTGCATCCTTCCAGCGCTGGGCGTTTCGGTAATATTCAGCGAGTTCTTCTGCTGCTTCTGCTTTCTCGGCGGCGATCTCTTCTGGCTTTAGCTCTCTATCATTATCTTCAACGTTAAAAGGAAACTCTTTTCTTCCTCTCCAAGTGTATTCTCCGTTTTCCGTTTTCCACCCAAGTTCTTCTTCGTGCAAAACTTTAAGCTCGCAACCCATCTCTATTCTTTTCGGGATAAGCCCTAACCTGCGCTCTTCTTGTAGGAACCCATCTTCTAAAGCTGGGCTATAGCTAAATTGAGAAACATATCCCATAAGGGCGCCTGAGCTAGCTCCTTTTAAGAAATTTAAAAAGCTCATTCTCAACAATGGACTATCTTTCATGCTTGTTGCGTTCTTGGTTTCGTATGCTGGGTAGAGAAATTTCTGTAGTCTTGCTGCCTTTTCTAAGTTCTCTTTTCCTTCCTCTAAATCCATTGCGATCAGGGCCCACGATATGCTTACTGTTCTTTGAGTATTTTGATAAGTTGCTATGGGATCCATTTTCCCATAAACGAGTTCTTCGTTCCAATTAGCTGTAATGTTTTCAGAATAATTTGTTATTGCTGCCTTGAACTTTACTGGGGCTAGCCCGGTCGACCCTTTTTTGGAAACCCTTTCAATGATTATATAAAAATCGTTGTCAAAGCCATTGGCGTATGACGTTGTGGGATCGTGAACGTTCTGTTTGTGGCTAGCATTCTTCCAGTGCTTGGAGCCATACGAATTTTTATAACGAGGCATTAGGCCGTTCTCCTGGCTACAATTGTTGTGCTTTCTCCATCAACTGCCTTGTCGACAATATCCACGATATACTCCTTGAGTGGGTTTCCGCCTATTTCTAGTGATAGTTTAAGAGGTTGTTTGGTTATCGTGTTGGGTTTTGTAGAGGCATTAGAGGCGGGGGTAGCCTTTGCTGAAGCTTTTTTATCTCGTAATATTTCAAGCATACTTGCCGTAGTGTGAGATGGCTCTGTAAAATTTGCTGATGGTGTGTCTAGTTTTGCCTTATTTTTGGCTTTTCCTAAGTCTCCGACTGATTTAGTATATGCGGCTGTATCTGCCTCTAGTTCCACAAAGCCCTTTGCTGTCTTGCCGGTTGAGGCGGGAAGAATCTCTCCGAGTGCCTTATCTAAGCTTGGGCTCGCCCATCTGTGGAAGACAAGCTTTCCAAGATCTTTCAGTTTGGAACCGACGCCGGCAATTGCTGATTGTAGCCACTTAAATGGTTCTATTAGTTTGTTGATGGCATTTGGTAAATAAGTACTAAAAGCGGCGAGTAAGCTTGGGCTGGCCACTGAGTGAAAAATCATCCCACCTAAAGTTACTAAACCCGATACTAGTCCCGCTACTGCTGCTGCGGCGCCACCAAAGGGCACGATCCACCATGCCGTGAGACCCACACCTATCGCTATAAGGGCGCCCATTATGTATGGTAGAGCGGGCGCGATTGTTTGTAACCAGCCGCCAAGTGTCTTCAACATTGGTAAAAAAGCATTAGCTATCGGGACGATCGCCTGTTGTGTTACTAGCTTAAGCTGTTCCATAGTAGAATTAAATTCGTGTTGTCTCTCGGCCAATTTAGCTATATCATCGGCGGACTGATTCATCGTGCCGCCGACCAAATCAAATCTGCCTTTCATAACTAGCGCCAGTTCATTAACGTCTTTGAGGCCGGCTGCTGATGCAATAGACTTTCTGGTGTAATAATCCATCTGATCGAAGCTTTGGCCGGCGTCATTTAAAGATTGACTTAACATTCTCATTCTTTCGGTAGGATCAGTTTCCATAACCATATCCATTGAGTTTAAGAATGGGCCTCCGAGAATTGCATTTAACTGGCCTACAGATTGTGCGGCGCCTTCAAATGTATCAAACTTTTCAGTTATCGCAAGAACGCTGGAAACATCCATGCCTGCTGCGCGGGCTGCAACTGCTAATTTCTTAAAAACTTCTGGTCCTTGTCTGCCGAACTTCGCTAAAATTGGAGCATTTGCTTGAAATTGAGACGACATTTGCTGTATGGGCATGCCTATCTCTGTTGCTAGATTAGCAAATTCTGCCACGGTTTCTGACGCTTGTGTTCCGCTCATGCCAAGAGAGGCAGTCATAAATTGTATGTTTCCTGCTGTCTCTTGAGATGAAATTCCCATATGTTCTAGCATCGCTGTTGTTTCTATCATAGTTCTCTTTGAAGCTTCCGAAGAATTCTTAAAAGAAGTCATTTCACTATAAAGAGCATTAACTGCTGCTCCTGATTGTTCCAGGGTCACACCAAGTCGCATGGCGTCAACGGACATAGTTGTCAATTCCACAGACATGGATTCAGTCATACCCGTTGTTTTTGCTAATCCAGCAGAAAAAGCGTCTAGCTCTAGTGCTGCCTTAAAAATCTCAGTGCCTATCATAATTAGGCCCGATATCGCTGCCGGCCCTGCTGCCTTGGTCATATTAGCTGCAACATCGGCGGATATGCCCTTAAAGGTGATTCCTGATTTGCTTAAATTCTTAAAGCCTTTGCCCCACTTACCCGTGAGGCCGACTGCATTGAATAGTCCTTCTGATATATCGTCGACTAATTCGTCAGCGGCATCAATCTCGTTTTTCCAGTCTTCGGATGCGGTGCGAAGATTTTCAGTTTCTTCCACGAGTTTCCGAATAGTCTTAAGGGTGTCTTCCTTGGCTTTCTTGGACGAGTCCCCTTTGGCCCGCAGGATCTTTAATTCCTCTCTCGCGGCATCAAGCTCCTCCTCCTTAGCTCTGGTTGCTGCTTTAGCGTCTTCTAGGTTTTGTTTTTTTATTTTATTGGTTCTCGCTGCGAGATCATGAGTCTCTTGCGCTAATTTGTGTGCCTCCATGGCAGCATCCAATAGCGCTTTAGAATCGGAGACGGCTTCGTCTTGATCTGCGCCGGGGCCCGGAGTTGGAGTTGGGGTTTCTTCATCACCCATTATTTGTTACTTCTCCTTTACTTAAATGGCCACTTGATACCAGTTTTTTTAAAGAAATCCTTTGCTGCTTTTTCTAGTTTAGATTTCTGAGCGTATGTTTTCTTATCGTCTAAGCCGTATTCTTTTATCGCCTCGACATATTTCTTTTCTTTTGAAATAGTATTCGCAAAACTATTAATTTGGAGTGGGGTACCCTTAATTTTAGGGAGGTCAAACATAGTTTGCCCCATAACATGCTTGAGAAACTGTTTAATCCAAAATCCGTATAGGCGATAAATAGTTTCATTAAGCTGCTTGTTGTTTAAATCTAATGTTTGTTCGTCTTTCATTATAGGGGCCCTTATTCTAAGTAAATAGTTAAAACATAAAATAAAATCCAGTTCTATCTAGAACTGGACTTAGAATTTTTAGAAGCATCTTCTAGCTGCTTATTTTCTTTTTCGATTTGTTTACTAAGTCTTTGCAAAAACCATCTGCGAATTTGAGTTGGAAGATTATAAGCCTCCGTGAAAGACCAGCCTCCATAATACTTTAATAGAAAGAACTCTTCGTAAACACCTTCGATATACTCATCGCCCAGGCCAAAAAAACGCCGCTGTTAACGGCACTCCTACTGTTTCATCTCGGTGATCGCATGAGGAGCAATCGTAAGAAGCCCTAAAATCAATATTAGGAACGATCTGGTCATAAATATTATGAATAAATCTGGAATCTGTTGTTGGAAGGTTGTTGATTAACTGGTTGATCAAGGGGCCCTCTGATTTATCTAAGACAGAGCAGATAATAAGTCTTAGTTGATCTGTGACCGTAGATTCTGGGAGATTTTTCTTTCTTTTGCTCTCTTCAAGATCTGTTAGATATCTTTCTTCTCTGCCTGTTAGTAATCTCAACTCAATAGGCACTTTGAGGGCTGGCAGCATTACCCTAAATGTTCCAGATTCAGTAAGCTCTACTTCTTCTGGTAGCTCTTCATTATGATTAACTTCTAAGTCCGCTAAGTTAAAGGAGTATTTTTCATTAGTACTACAGGTTGGGCAGACAACGCTTGTCTCGTATATCTCACCGTAGCCAGTGATTCTTGTTGCTACCAGGAGAGCATTTTTGTCCCCAATTAGTAAATCATCTATTTTGATCCTCTTATCTATTATAACACTTTGCAAAAGCCTATCAATGGCTATCCCTTTTCTAAGAAGAGATCTAGAACTTAGAATATCCTCTTCTTTCGCGGTCATGTGTTTGATCTCAATTTCTGCAACATTGTGTAGCGGATGATCTTCCGGATAAAACCTGCCTTTAGACGGTAATTCCACAATTTCTGTTGGATTAGCAAATGAGAATAGGCCCTCATCTGACAAACTAGCCAAAGGAGTTTCAGCATCTGCTGGTTTCGTTTGCTCTAGACCTTTGTTTAGTCTATTGCGATTATTTCTAGACAAATAACACCTCTCTGTTTATATTTGTTTTTTGTTTCAAGACACACCGGGCTTGAAGAATTCTGTATCGCCGGCAAATTCGCTTGCCTTGCCTGCTGTTCCTGCCTTGTTGGCTGTTTCCAGAACTGCCCAGTCATAGCGGAATGTCATTGAGATCTCTGTCATTTCATCACCAGAGTAGTCCAAGTCGCCGTATGTTACGTTGGTAATAAAGGCGTTCCAAAGGGTCCAGGTCTCAATAGCATTGCCTGCGGAATCAATTTGTGAGATAACGACAGTTCCAAGGGCTGCGACTGCATCTCTCTTTGAAATAGTACGAGTGTCCGTCACATCAGAGGGTGGTCTATAACCACTAGCTTGAATAATAGCTGCTGTTGCTGCTGCTGCGTCTGGAGAAACCGGATCTGCTAGCGTTACTTCGCAGGTAGACCACTCTGCTCTACCGGGATAATAAAATTTATGATTTAGAAAGTTGTGCTCAACTTCTGAAATACTGATTTCTGGCTTTTTCGCTGTTTTGGCGAACCAAGTTGCTCCAGAAGGCATGTTGCCGAGGGTTACGACAAAGCGATATTGTCTCTTTGGGTCTTGTAAAGTTGCGTCTGTCCAGAATGCCATGTTTAGGTTTCTCCTTGTATCTTACTGTAAGTAGTATTAGTCTTCAAAAGAAGCGCCACTTCTTGAAATTACAAAGTCAATTGCGATAAACTCGATTGCCCTTGCTGGCTTTAGGAAGATCTTAGCGTATAGAATGTTTCTATCAACTAGATCCGGGGTTGTGGTTGTTTCATCAAGGATAACCTTATATTCTGTTAGGCCCAATCTGGATTGAACACTAGCTAGGAATGGGTTGACCTCTCCCAAGAAGCGATTCCAGGTTACCTTGACGTTTTGGTCGAATAGGATTCCTGCTGCAATTCTTGAGATTTCCTTCTTGACGAAGAGCATCATTCTGCGAACGTTGATACGATCAAGAGCGCTGGGGGTTTGTTGTGTGGTCTTCTGACCGAATACAACTAGACCCTCTGATGGGAATGATGCGATTGGGTTAATATTTGCTTCGTAAAGATCATCACGATCCTTTGAAGTTAGTTTGCGGGATACGCTGATAACTGGTATACCTGCTGAACCTTCTGTTAGGCCTCCGCGATTAAAGCCGGCTGGTGCAAACCAAATCTCTGATTTTGCCTCTGAGGAAGCAAATGTTCCAAGAGCGACAATGGAGGGTGGTGCCCAGAGCATTTGGCCGCTGATTGAATCTCTAATCTGAGTCCAGGGGTAGTAGGTGCAGCCGTAAGAAGAGTTAATCTGACGATCTTCAAAAGCGTTTATTGCGCTTGCGACTGATTGTGCTCTATCTTCGAAGTTTTTATAATCCTCGCCCTCTGTTGCTGGGAAGAAAGTTGATTCTAGATCGAATAGAGCCAAGGCGTCTGCCCTATCCTCGCAAGTAGTTAGAAGATGAGTTGTTAGAGTATCCTCGGTAAGTCCAGGCATAGTGATTAGGTTACACTCGGTGTATTCTGGATCGGATACTGTATCAATTGCTCTCTTTACGGTGTTATATGCGTAGCTGCTTACGTCGGTCTGGTCAGCAAGCAGAGTATTTCTGAATGGCTCCATCTCTCGGATGTCAACGCCCTCAAAACCGCCAAATAGTGGAGTTGTGAATCTTGTGTATCCAGCATCGATGATTGTTTTCCAACTACCGGCGCCGGTAGTGGCTGATCTTTTACTCTTACGTGAGCCGGCTTCGACATATGCCGTTGCGGAACCAGAGGTAACAACCTCGTCTAGCGTGAATGTAAATTGGGGCTCTGTTTCCGTTCCCGCAGGAAATGGTCTTAGATAATCACCGTAACCTACGTCATGTCGCGTGGTTGGGTGGTATGTTGTTTTTGCTCCGAAATATGCGTTCTTTGGATCGGAAATTCCGCCGTCAGAAGCTGAAAGCCTTGTCGCGACTTTTGGCATCTCAAGAAGAATCCGGGTGTTTGCGTGAATGTCTGTATATGAAGAGGATAATACGGCGCCATCGACGGTTGCTCTCCCTAGATATGAGTCACTTGCCGCATATCCATCAGATGAGGATACTTCAAATCCATCGGCTCCAAGTGTTCCGGTTGGCTTGAGTACGATGTCCTTAAGTTTAGCTGGTCCGTATACACCGAATGGCAGTAGCTCGGCAGGAGTGCGGCCTGAAGCAACCTCTGAGTTAATTTCTACGCGGATATATCTGGATTTGTTGTTGAACTCTCCGACTTCTCTTAGTCTTTGCTGGGGTTCGTCCCAGACATACTTTTTGTCTCCGATCTTAGTTCCAACATAATCATCAGAAGCAGGATTTAGATTACAATTTGTGTATTGTTCAATAATCTGAACTGCGTTATCATTGTCCGAAGCTCTTCTGACGAGAACCGTGAAAGAACCGTAAGCGTTTGCTGGGTCTGTATTTCTTGAATACTTGAGATCTTTGATTGAGATTTTAAGATTGTTTTGTGACCAGTCTCCTCCGTCAAGAGCGTGAAACTTGAATAAGTTTTGCATGCTTGCATATGCGTATGATCCACTATCTGTTGTGGTGTCTTGTGAAAAGAACCAGCCGGTTGCTGCTGGTGTTGATTCTAGGTGCATTGCTGCCCTATTAGCAAAATCTCCGCTTCCACTCTCTAGCGGAATAAGAGTAGCGTACTCATAAGTTAGTGCGGAAGAGGCAATAGTGTTTTCAAATGATTCACCTAACCAGTAAGTATTTTGGCCTTGGCCGAGAGAGCCGGTGTCTACAACCTCTCCATTAACTAACATTGGGTTTGTGTTAAATACATTGCGGATAAACTTATTAGAAGATGGAGTAAGATTAAACTCTGTAGTTAGTTTTGTATCTCCGTCCTTATCACGAACTTCCATCTTCCAAGAATTATCTGAGCTTGTTGTAAAGATGGCTTGTGAGCCAGTAGCTGTGGTACCACCATCTAGTGTTCCCGTTAGGGCCATACCGCCTCCATCATTAACATAAAAGATGGCTGCTAGTGTTCCTGTTACGTCTTGGGCGCCGCCGGCGCTTCCCGAAACACTTCCTGACATTAAGTATAGTCCGTATGCTCCACCATTACTTCCGGAAGCCGTGGCGGACGTTGCCTTTACTGTCTGCCATCCTGCGTAGCCGGTTGCCTGATCGTGCTCTTGTCCTGCGAGCCTAATCATTGTTACTGGACCAACTCCTGCTCTTAGATATGCCTGTGCTGCATATGCTGCATAAGTTGGGCCTGCTAGATTTCCTAGTCTCCAGGTATCTCCGCCCTGATTACCAGGAACTGGATTTCCGAAAGTCTCGATGAACTCTGAAAATGAATTGACCTTCACTGGTCTCATTGATGGACCAAAGGCTGTGCGGCCAATAATTACGGGGCCCATTGCTTCAGCATCTGCTGGTAGTTGTGAATTATCTACCTCGTTGAGAAAGATGCCCGGTGATACGAACTTAAACTTTTTAGTTGACATGAGTGGTATTCTCCTATAAATACTTTGTTTTCCTTTATAAATAGTATTGGAAAAACTCAAAGTCTTTTTTTATGTTATTTTTATAGGAAGTTACTACAAGAGAATTACTCTATTGTTTGATCTTTTGGAATTTACCGTCTTTACCTGTTACTTCTGGAAGAATGAGTTCATATTCACTGTTGTTCTCGGGGATCCCCATCTTTTCTTTGACCTCTGTTACTCTTTCTTGAGTAACTTCTTCTATTTTATTAAGGCTCTCGAACATTGCTCTCTCTTGTCGTCTGTTTTGTAATAGTTGGCGAGCGACACCATTCTCTGTTTTCTGGCTGAGACGATGTAAGTTGAAGATTGGAGCTATTATCTCCCATGAAATTATCATTTCTTCTGGAAGGATGATTGGCTTCTCTTCTATTACCTCTTCTGTTTTCTCCGGGGTTTCCTCTTTTACTACTTCTGTGTCTTTCTGCTTGTTGAGCATATTCTTTATCTTTTTTAAGAAATTCATTTGGGGTCTCCGATCTTTCTATAAGTAGTTGTGAAAAAAAGAACCCTCCCCGAAAAACGAGGAGGGCTCGGAAAGATTAGTCAGTTGACTGAGAAATTAGATTATACTAATCTCTTATCGTATTTGACAGATACTCTGTCTCCTGCGATTAATCCTGGGACATTGAATACTACAACAGACTTGAGCGGTGAACCGGCTTCAGACATGGTGTAGTCTAGTACCGTAGTAGTAGTTCCACCTTGACCATCAGAGACGGTGTAATCGACTTCTTGAAGAAGACCATTAACGAATACCATAATGGATCCGTGCTCTGCTAGCTCTGAAAGTGCGAAATCAGTTTCAGCATTCTGTGCGACAACGAAGTACTCTTTCATAACGCGACCTTCTAGGAAGGTTGCGCGATTCTGGAGCGCTAGTTCAGCAGCTTCACGAGCAAGTGACTCAGTTTCCATCTCACTGCGGATAGCAGCGCGATCGTTGTCACCATCTAGTTCATTCTGATCAACGTCAGCTTGAAGAGCGGCTTCAGCAGCTTCACGAGCAAGTGACTCAGTTTCCATCTCAGTGCGGATTAGAGCACGATCAGTTGTCGCAGCAACAAAAGATGCATCAGCATCAGCTTCGTTTTGATCAACATCAGCTTGAAGAGCAGCGAGTGCGGCGTCAGCGTCAGCTTCGTTTTGATCAACATCAGCTTGAATAGCAGCTTCAGCAGCTTCACGAGCAAGTGACTCAGTTTCCATCTCAGTGCGGATTAGAGCACGATCAGTTGTCGCAGCAACAAAAGATGCATCAGCATCAGCTTCGTTTTGATCAACATCAGCTTGAAGAGCAGCGAGTGCAGCGTCATCAACGAGCTTTGCAGCAGCGATTTCACTGCGGATAGCAGCGCGATCGTTGTCGCCATCTAGTTCATTCTGATCAACATCAGCTTGAATAGCAGCTTCAGCAGCGCTTGCGCGAGCAACTTCAGCGGCTAGAGCAGCATCATCGACGAGCTTTGCGGCTGCGATTTCACTGCGGATAGCAGCGCGGTCGGTGTCGCCATCGGCTTCATTTAGATCAACATCAGCTTGAAGGGCTGCGATTGCAACATCCTTGAGACCCTTTTCAGTAAGAGCTTCAGTGCGGATGAGAGCGCGGTCTGTAGTTGCAGCAGCATGAATAGTCGCCATCGATGCATGGAAATCCGGATCGTCGGCCATTGCAGCAGCTAGTTCATTGAGAGTGTCCAGTGTGGCTGGAGCAGCATCAATGAGGCTATTAACCGCAGCTTGAATAGCAGCAGCTTCAGATGCATCACGATTGGTCTCATTTGCAGCCATTTCGGTACGGATGAGAGCGCGATCAGCATCGCCATCAGCTTCATTTTGATCAACATCAGCTTGAATAGCAGCTTCAGCAGCGCTTGCGCGAGCAACTTCAGCAGCTAGAGCAGCATCATCAACGAGCTTTGCAGCAGCGATTTCACTGCGGATAGCAGCACGATCGTTGTCACCATCTAATTCATTTTGATCAACATCAGCTTGAATAGCAGCTTCAGCAGCGCTTGCGCGAGCAACTTCAGCAGCTAGAGCAGCATCATCAACGAGCTTTGCAGCAGCGATTTCACTGCGGATAGCAGCGCGGTCGGTGTCGCCATCAGCTTCATTTAGATCAACATCAGCTTGAAGGGCTGCACGGATTGCTTCAACAGAAGTATCACGAGCGGACTCGTTTGCAGCCATTTCGGTACGAATGAGTGCGCGATCAGTATCACCGTCAGCTTCGTTTAAGTCAACATCAGCTTGAAGTGCTGCGATTGCAGCGTCAGCATCAGATTCATTCTGATCAACGTCAGCCTGAATAGCAGCTTCAGCAGCGCTTGCGCGAGCAACTTCAGTAGCTAGAGCAGCGTCATCAACGAGCTTTGCGGCTGCGATTTCACTGCGGATAGCAGCGCGATCGTTGTCACCATCTAGTTCATTCTGATCAACGTCAGCTTGAAGAGCGGCTTCAGCAGCGCTTGCGCGAGCAACTTCAGTAGCTAGAGCAGCGTCATCGACGAGCTTTGCAGCAGCGATTTCACTGCGGATAGCAGCGCGGTCGGTGTCGCCATCAGCTTCATTTAGATCAACATCAGCTTGAAGGGCTGCACGGATTGCTTCAACAGAAGTATCACGAGCGGACTCGTTTGCAGCCATTTCGGTACGAATGAGTGCGCGATCAGTATCACCGTCAGCTTCGTTTAAGTCAACATCAGCTTGAAGTGCAACTTCAGCAGCAGTAGCACGAGCGATTTCAGCAGCAAGAGCGGCGTCGTTAGATACCTCGTATGCAGCTTCTTTAGCTTCTTGTGTGTCTAGAGCAGCTTGAATGCCAGCTTCAGCGGCGCGGGCAGCAACTGCCTCTGCGTCGATGCTAGCTTGCAGGGCTGATTCTGCGGCGAGAGCACGACTTTCTTCGAGGGCCAGGTTGGCGGCCACAACCGAAATTTCTGCGGCGCTGGCGGCTGAATTATCTTCGATTTTTGCATCTAGATAATTATGCTTTGACACCTGCCACTCTTTAGTAGTTACTGACTTGTCGTGGCCAGATTCAATCGCTGCGATTTCAGCAGAGAGTTGAATTTTGCCATCTGCGCGTAGCAGATGACCTTCCAGACCACCAACTCCGTATGAAGAGAGATCAGTACCAGTTCCATCTTGAACTGCGTTACCATTCATATCTACGAGGTCGTTGTCTGTTTGTCCGTCTAAACGGATTCTTGTTTTTGCCATGTTATATTTCCTCCTATTGGAATAAAAAGTATCCCCCTTAAAGGGATACGGCATTGAGTAGAGAAAGTTCCCCACTCGCATTACTTACTCCTTTTTTCTTCAAAAGGAAGATAAAGAATATTGAGGAAAAATGATAATAAAGAAAAAACCACCGAGATGCTTTAAACGTTTGGTTGAATCACACTTGGGTGGTTTGTTATCTTATAATGATGTTTTAATAAATATACAGAAAAATGGTAGTTTTTTTTGTTTTTAGGAGTCTCGCCACAAATTATTGGATGCAAACTTGATTACCTCTTCTGCGGAGGATTCGTTGTATCCATACTCGTTAATTAGAGTTTCTACCATCTCATTATACTTACCTTTTTGTTTCTTGTCTCTCGACTTAGACTTGGTGACAATTCTTGATAATTCCCTTACTGAAGCCATTAGTTTGTTTTCAATAGCTTCTGCTAAAGGTGCATAAGACCTCCAGTCAATCTTCTCTTTGCGGCGAAGTTTGGAGAACATATAGGCTGTAATATCAGCACGGAAGTTTTCTCTTGAGGATCCAATAATACCAATTTGTTCTTCTACTGATACCATAAAGTCCTCATCTGGTGTCATTTCTTCACTAGTAATACTATCTTTAACTTTTGTAGAATTGACGTAAGCTTCAGCATGATCGAGATAATTGTTGAAAAGTGACTCAGCTTGCTCTTCGTATGCAGAGACAAAAGCTTTTGTTATTTCCTTCTCTAGAATCTTGAGGTATTCATCGTGCAGATCTTTCTGGAGGAACTGAAGTAATCTTTCTCTTTCTTCCTCGGAAACAATCTGATCCTTTACTTGTTTAATAAGGGCATCTCGAATAGAAATTGGTGTTACCATTCCCTTCTCGGAATCAGATAGGGCTGAATCAATTGCTTTCATAATAAAGCGGGTAGAGATTCCAGTCATACCTTCGTCCCTGGCTTCATCTCGGAGATCCTCAATATCAATTTTACGGATAATACCCTTTTCAATTACGTCTTCTCCGTTATAGATCTTCATTTTGGTTAGGGGGTCGACCTTGTTGGAGATTTTAAGACGAGAGAGTACTGCAAACATAGAGGCCATCTCAAGTGTATGAGGGGCGATGTGAGCATCAAAATCTGAACTACCAAGCATCTTATTATAGATCTTTTGTTCTTCATCAACTTCCAAACAATATGGTACATTGACTCTAACAATACGATCGAGGATTGCTTCGTTTGTATGCTCTGACTTAAACCTGTTCCATTCTGCTTCATTGCAGTGAGAAAGGATAACACCATCGAAATAAATCATAGCTCCCTTGCCTGGTGATGGAACTGATTTTTCTTGTGTTGCGGTGATCATCGTATGGAGGAATTCAATCTCGTTTTTGAATACTTCAACGAATTCTACGATACCGCGATTACCTACGTTGAAAGCCCCATTTAGGGATAAACAACGAGGATCATCCTCTGGATACAAGTCTAGCTTAGAGATGTCCTCAGACCCTATTAGAAGGCTCGTATCCTGCGTGTTTGCGTCCATAGGAGGAACTACGCCTACGCCCCTTCTTCCTCTGACTGAAAAGGTAGATTCTTTGACTGGAAGTTTCATGTAGTCTCCGCCAAAATCTTCTAATAGTGTGTAGCGACATACTGGGCAAAGATCACCTTCAATCTTGACTCCATAGATAGTCTCGAACTCTGAGCGCAATGATCGAGGAAGAGCGTGTAATGGCTCTTCGTGGATAGGGCACCCATCGATATGATACATTGTTTGAGTTTCAAGTGCGCTCTTGATATGTTCCATTAGAGCAGACTTACCTGCGCCGACTGGACCAAGAAGAAGTAGAACTTGTCTGGATTCTTCACCTTTCATTGATGCTGAACTCAAGTATCTCATTATTTTTGCAAGAGGCCTTTCCATACCAAAGAACTGAGATTGAAAATAATCATAGGTTCTTAGCTTGTCTCCTCCGAATAATTTCTGACACCGTGAATCAGATTCTTCTAGCCTGGTTATCCCATGGCCAATGATTGACTCATAAAGGCGCTTGTGTGATAGCATCGTTACCGAAGAATCACCTTCAAGCATTTTGAGGTAATCTGACATTGTTCCTCGAAATCTTTTAATTTTTGCTTTCTCCTGATGTTTTTCAACCAGCTTAAGAAATTTCTGTGTTTTTTTGCTCATTTTAGAACTCCCATATTTCACCTTCTACAATAGAATACATTACAACACGTCTGCCCCACAGATTCTCAATATGTTTAAAAACCTGATTGGCGTACTCTATATCAAGATCTCTGCCATCATGCTCATGATGAAGGTAGAGGACCCCACTCTTGGGATCAACATCGCTGACATAGACTACTGGAACCGACTTCAGTCCCACAGTACTAACTAGTGCGTCACGGACCTCTTTCCACCCATCTTCGTCAGAAATATCTTGAACTACGTGTTTTCTTTGCTTTTTTGAAAAAGAATAGGAGAATAAGTTAAGTTCATTGCATAAATCAAAGTCAAGATACTTTCTAAGGAAACTTTCATCATCGTGAATATTTACAGCTTCTATGACTGCTTCGTGTCCGTGTTCTTCTGCTATTTTCATCATCATTACGAATCCCAGATGATATGGATTAATTTTCCCCAAATGAGATCTGACAACTTGGTTGTGCAGCTTTACAAAGGCGAGGTGCATATCGTCTGGTAATTCTAAGTCATGTAATAGTTTATAGTGTATATAGCAGGCGAAGCCCTCATTCATTATCTTTGTTTGGGCTTGAGGCATAAAATACTTTGCCTCGTCTTCTGCTATCTTTAATAAGTCTTTTTCCCACTCTTCGAGGTTATGATTGTTCTCTCGTATGAAAGATAGTATGTTATAGTCCGATTCCAGTGGTTTTCTGTTAATATCGAAGTCTTCAAACTTCCCTGTTGAGTCATTATTGATTAAGTTTATATATTTTTCTCTTAGTTCCTCAGGTGTCTCTCTTCTAATACCGGGGGTTCTTGGTTGTTGATATCGAATTGCATGTGCTGCATCTAATACCTTTTCAACTTTATCTATTCCTATATTTGGATTCTCGATATAACTCTGGACTCTCTTGGCTGCTAGTTTAAAACGAGAGATAATTGTATCTGCGCCTGTATGCTTGAACATTCTATTGTTTGTAAAGAAGTGTACGTGGCCGACAACATGAGCCATCGTAAGGATATGCGTGCTTAGTGGATTTTCTAGCATCAGATAAGCGATAGACGGATTAGAATTGATAACCATTTCGTAGGGTAAGCCAGACTGACCAAGGTTGTAAGAGGTTTGCGTTCTTTCAAATGCTTTTCCATAGCTCCAGTGACGATAATGGGTGGGTAGTCCGACATATGCCATCGCCCCCATCATTTCGTGAAAATCTATTATTTCATATTCAACAGGGTACCATTCGAGACCATACTTCTCTTTTGCGATCTCATTTATCTTTTTATCCCAATAATCTAAATCATTTACAGTATAACTCATTGTGTGTCTTTACCTCCGAATATTCTATTAAAGACTGGCCAGATGTCTGAGGGTGTGGCTATTCTTGCTTTCTTAAAATGTTTTCCGACAAGAGCATCGAGATTCATCCAAAGTTGTCTTATCGATGATTCCCCTAGTAACTGTGCCAAATGAGACCCAATATTCCTTGGGGCCTCTTGAACAAAGAAGGGATCAATCTCAGTATATACTATCATACGGCAAATTTGTTTTAATTGTTCTATAAGGCTCAGAGCTTTCTTGTTATCATCTGGCCAGTTTTCTCCATCTCCGGAGTAGAAGATATAAATGTTCCAGTTGCTTGGGTGATATTGTTTTTCAATTATATCTTTTGTCATCTCGAATGCTGAAGAAGCTCTTGTTCCGCCAGTACTCGCTGTATGAAAGAAATCATCTTCTGAGACTTCTTTGGCTTCTGTCGTGTGTGAGATAAATACAACTTCTACATTCTCGTATTTGTGTCTGAGGAATTGGTAGAGGAGAAAATAATAGGATCGGGCGAGGTACTTTTTTTGTTTTCCCATTGAGCCGGATACATCCATCAAGAAAAAGATTACAGCCATGTTTGATTCTTCTTTCACAACTTTCATATGTTTATATTTCAAATCGCTTTCGTGAAAGGGGAACCTCTCGTCCTTCTCTGGATCATAAGTTCCTGCTCTTTCTGCTGCTTTTCTTCTTCTGATTCTTTTCTTTAATGTTTCTTTCTTTGAGAGTCTCGGGTGAATTCCTTTTGAGCGATAACCTTTTCTCTTTAGTTTATCATCTTTTAAGAAACGAAACTTCTTCTTTTCTAACTCTGGTAATTCTAAGTCTGAAAAGAGATACTCTGCTAGTTCTTCTAAGGTTACTTCTACTTCATAGTATTCTTCACCTGCTTGGTTACCTGCTTGTTTCCCTGGCTTTTGGCCGGCCTTTCTTCTCTGAGATAAACCTTGGCCTTTCTTTATTTGTTTATCGCCTGCTGAACCAACTTGTTTGTTTTGTTCTCCGGAGCCATATACAAAACGATACTCTTTTATACCCTTTACTGGAATCTTTATTTTCTTCTTTCCGTTTTGTCCAATGATAGACTCTTCTGCAACTACATCTTTAATCCCTTCCTTGATCGCTTTCTCTATTTTCTTTTTATGTCTTGCACGGTCAGCCGCTGATCTGTCTGCTACTGTTTTGTGCTTACGAAAAATGCTCATACAGCTTACTCCTTCCTATGTAAATAGGTATAAACTAGGGAAAAGATACAAAAAAGGCGGGATTAACCCGCCTTGAATAATGAGGATCCTCACCTTTTAGTCCATTATCCGGACTTTTACATTGCCTGAGCCAACTAGCCTGGTTATAGATGCGGCATCTGGGTCAATAACATCAATTTCAAAATCTCCTGGAGATGCTAGTGTCGCCAGAGTTCCTTCATATGTCCAAACTTGAATAACCGGTGTGAACGGATTTGGTGTTTTGAATGTTTTTACCTCTAAGGCTGGCCAGTTGACGGTAGCAAATTCAATGACTGGTTCACCTAGTGTTGGATCCAAAGTTATTGGTGCCTCGCCTCTTCTTTTGAGAGTCTGAGAACTGTCATCGTCATCTGCTTTATTCGCATCGTATACAATTGCTTCCTGCATTTTAACAACTCGAACAAACTTATTACTTGGGGCTCCAATCTGAAAATATATTGACTGCTCTGATGTGCCCCATGGAAAGGTGAAGCCCTTTGTTGGAGTTGCATCCCAAGTTGACCATACACCGCTGGTGTTTCTTGTCCATACCGTTACTCCTGTTGTCTCGTGTAAGAACTCATCAAGATCAACATAGATTCCAGCTTCGCCATCGTCTGATTGAGCTAAACCGCCTGCTCCAGTGGGAGCGGCCAAACCAACTACCAGTGGGTCTGAGATATAGTCATAACGATTAACTCCCTGTCCTGGCTTTACAAATGGTGGCGCTACTACAACTGTTCTTGTTGCCGTTGCTACGTTACTTGATGCATCTGTTGCTGTGTAAGTAACTGTATGGGTACCCTCAATTGCACCTCCGCCTGAATGTGTAATCGTGACTAGGCCGTTTCCTCCGCTGTTAGTTAGAGCGGCGCCGAGGCCGGTGCCTGCGACATAATCCGCGTCACTTTGTTGTGGAGGCGTGAATGTCGTGCCGGCAATAGTTTGTGAGTTAGTTGCAGTGCCTATTATAAAAGAGGAACCGCCGCCACCGCCGATGCCTGGTTGGGCTCCTGCTCCGCCGCCACCGCCGTAGTAGCCGCCGCCGCCACCGCCGCCGCCGCCAACGTCGTCGCCCCTGTCTCCACCATTTCCACCTTGGAGTGCAGAACCCACGGTTGCGTTACGATAGCCCTGGTCGCCTCCGTTGTGAAACCAAGCTTTACCGATTGCACCACCAGATGTTTGTGATCCACCTGTTGCTCCAAATCCGCCCCAGTTACTTGGATAGTTTCCAACATTAGGTGCGTCAGAGCCTGTTGTTCCACCACCTGCGCCACCGTTGCCGGCTGGGGTTGGTCCGTATTGAAAGCCGGCGCCGCCACCACCACCTGCAATGAGTAGCGCTGTACTGTGACTAACTGTATTAAGGAAAATGCCAGAATAACCGCCACCAGCGGCGCCTTGTCTGCCACCTCTTGGGCCACCTGCTCCACCGCCACCGTAACCGGCGGCTCCTGCGGATCCTGCCGTGCCTGCTGCTCCACCTGCACCGGTGACTATTTTAAGAGTGGCTCCTGGAGTGACTGCGATTGTTCCTTCGGTGTATCCGCCGGCGCCGCCTGTTCCTGCGCTGCTGGCGGTGCTACCTCCACCTGCTCCCCACAATTTTGCTGTGATTGAAGTTATTCCTGCTGGTACTATATACGTTTGTTCGGCGCCGGTATAAGCTAGCGCGTCGGTGGTTGGGATCCCGATTGCTGCAAGACCTGTCGTCACAACCGCCACTGCTCCGTCAATATTGTCTACTGCTGTTGCTCCAGCATCTGTGTAGGCTGCTCCAGGAAGTATATTAACTGGATTATCGCCCGTTACTGTGATTACTGGTGCTGTTGTGTCTGGAATAACAGTAACTGTTCTAGTTGCAGTTCCAGCATTGCCGGCTGCGTCTGTTGCGGTGTAAGTAACTGTGTGTGTTCCGGCTGTACTGCCAGAGGAATAAGAGATAACGATAAGCGCAGGGCCACCTACAGTGTTAGCTGCTCCGCCAACCCCAACTCCTGCTACATATTTATCGGAACTTTGATATGGAGGAGTTACATTTGAGCCTGCCTGGGTTAATGAATCGGTTGTCGTTCCGAGAAAGGAGGATCCACCACCACCAGAGGCTGTTCTTCCGGAGCCTCCGACATGTCCGCCGCCGGCGCCACCAAAGTAACCTGCACCACCACCACCACAAATGTGGCCACCGTTTCCGCCTTGTAGCGCTGATCCGGCTGTGCCAGCGTACTGAACAGATGCTGCTGTGCCTCCTGCTGTTTGGGTACCACCGGTACCGGATTCAGGATCTCCACCGTCGAGTCCAAGAAGTCCACCGGCTGCTCCTGCGATATTGTTTGAGGTGAAATATCCACCACCGCCGGCTCCACCACCAGCAATAATTAAAGCGTTTGATTGATCGGCGGATCCCCTAAAGAGTCCTGCGAGACCACCACCTGCGCCGCCTGCTCCGTTGTGGTATTGAACCCTTCCTCTTCCGCCGAAGCCGTATACAACGGGAGTATAAGTGTTAGATCCAGATGTTATGTTTCCTGCTCCGCCAACTACTAATGTAATGGTTTCACCAGGAGTAACCGCGATTGTTCCTTCGGCGTAACCGCCCGCTGCTCCTGGTCCACCTGCGCCGTTTACAGGATATCCACCTGCTCCACCTGCGCCCCATAAGCATGCTGTGATTGAAGTTATTCCGGCTGGAATTACGAATGATTGATCGGCTCCAGTATAGGCGAATGTTTCTGTTGCGGCGATTCCTATAGCATCAAGTCCTGTTGTAACAACCGCCACTGCTCCGTCAACTGCATCGACTGCTGTTGCTCCAGCATCGGTATAAGCTAAATTAGTGCTTGTTGATTCTGGATTATTTCCTAGAACCGTGATTACTGGTGCTGTTGTGTCAGCAATGACGTTTACTGTTCTGGTTGCAGTAGCAACGTTACTTGCCGCATCTGTTGCTGTGTAGGTGATTGTGTGAGTGCCTGCGATTGCTCCGCCTGTTGAGTTGGCTGTTGGGTGTGCTGCTGTGGGAACTGTGAAGTTTGCTGTGTAACGAGCTACGCCTTTTGTGATGCGAACATTATCTAAATGTACATTTTTTAAACCTTCACCCGATTCGTGGCGTGATCCACCAATAACAACAGGCCAAGATCCTACGCCGAAATTATAATTAAATGATTGTGTGCCCACCAGCGTACCATCCACAAAGAATTTAAATGTGCCGGCATCTCTTACAAATGCAAGATGATACCACTGTCCGGCTGATGGTGTCCACCCAATAGTTTGTCCACCTGCGTGTCCTGGTCCAAAAATCTGTAAAGAGCTTCCGCTATTGTGCCTTCTGATTGCAAGGCCAGGACCGGATCCACAGCCACTATCAAAAAATGTGGGATACATACTCCCCGTATTCATTGCAACACTGGTCCAGTATGCATGAATCTCAATCGTGAAATCTCCTGTTCCAAAAGCTACATCTTGTGTGCTTGGAAGAGTAATTTTGCCCTGACCATTTGAACTAAAGAGTGCCGAATGAGTGCCGAATTTCTGTTGAGCTGTAGAATGTGAAACGTTTCCGTTTAGGCTGACAGTATGTCCGCTAGTGGAGGAGTCTGTTGCATTTCCATCAAGTGGTAGAAGCAGCTTGACATCGTTCCAATTTGCGTCTGCGGCTTCACTTATGGCACTTACTCCTGTAGTCACAACTGCTACTGCGCCGTCAATATTATCTACTGCTGTTGCTCCAGCATCGGTGTAGGTTGCTCCTGCATTTATTGTTGCTGGGTTAGCTCCTGTTACTGTGATCACTGGTGCTGTTGTGTCTGCCACGGTGACTGTCCTTATCACCTGTGTGGCTGCATTGCCTGCTGAATCACTTACGTTGTACCGCACAGTATATACTGCCGCACTGTTAGCGTCTACGCTTCCAACTGGTATCTCTGGCATTGAAATTTCATCAATAGAAAACCCCATTGATTCATCGTTTGCTCCAGAACTTAATCCTGCGTAAAATTTGAGGACAACAGAATCACTGGTCATGACGTATGGGATATCAAACTCTATAACATTCTCATTGCCCCATCCCTTATCGTGGTTAAATCCACTAATAGGATATTGAGCAGTAACAAGTCCCGAGCCATTTGAGAAAGAAACCGGTGAGCCGCCTCCGCCGGCGGTAAACCCAATCATTTCTACTCCATTAACATATATTTTTCCCGGTTCGGTATCCCACGAATCAAGAATAAAATATTTACCCTTAATATTAATAGTTTGCCCAGTTGCTCCGGAGATAGTAATGGTTTTTTCATTATTGCTAGTTCCTCCGAACCTTCCGTGCATATATCCTGAGATAGCTGTGCTGGTATCTGTTCTAGTAGCAGTATAGGAAGTAACGGTGTTGTCTGTCCAACCGGTTGATCCTCCCGATAAATCCTCTGTATATACTGCGCCTGATATTCCCTTAACTGTGGTTGTCACTATTGAGGAGGTGAGATTTCCATCATTGTCGTCCGTTGCTGTGGCGCCGGGGTCGGTATAAGAAGTGCCGGCTTCGACTGTTATATTGGCATTCCCAGTAAGAGTGATTACTGGGGGATTGTCAGCTTCGACGTTTACTATGCGAGTTGCTGTTGCAACATTGCTTGCTGCATCGGTTGCGGTGTAAGTAACTGTGTAGGCACTTGGGTCTTGCATTGTTGTTGCAAGTGGGTGTGCTGCTGCTGGAACTGTGAAGTTTGCTGTGTAACGGGCGAGACCCTTTGTGATGCGGATGTCGTCGATGTAGCCTTTGAAGTTTTCGCCGCCGGCGCCTCTTGCACCAACGGAGAGAATTCCAACTTGCTGATAATTTTTAGCAGCATTTCCGGTGCCCACTAGGGTGCCATCAATAAATAAGTAATGAGTGCCGCTTGCGCGAGTGTAGGCGATATGATGCCAGATATTCTCTGTTAGTGGAGTTGCGCCACTAGTTACTGTAAAGGAGTTGGCACCCCAAACATAAAGCTGGTGATCTGCTTTACACCCAATCATCCAGTCTCCGGAGACTGATCCTGCGCGGTTGTCGATGAGAGAGCCAAAGTCGCGATTATCTGTTGAATAGCACCACATTTCAACCGTGAAGTCGTCTGTTCCAAACACAAAATTGCTACTGCTTGGAACACTTAAATAATCTCCGCTGCCATCGAAGTATGCAGATCCTGCTCCAAACTTCTTCTCCGAAGTTGTGATAGCTGCATTACCATTAGCAGTGACTGTATGTCCGCTTGT